CAACAGGCCGCAACTGGAAGAAGTGATACAACAGTGCGAGTCCTTAAAAATCGCTATTCGGGCGAAGTTGGCGTCGCGTGTAATCTGAGCTACGACTTATCCACTTGTAAATTCCATGAAACTCAACCAGAACAAGAGTTCGACCCCACAACGGACTTTTGAATTCAAAACTATGGCTCCTGATGGGTATCCAAAGTACATTGATTATGCCAACGATCCTTATTACGATCTGGTAGCACCTAATCCCCCCACTCCTGAAGCCGTAGCACGAGCACAGTTCGTTGACAAGACGTACGTGTGGCACGGTAAATGACTACCCTGATCTTTGACTTAGAAACTAACGGACTTCTGTATGATCTTACCAGCATTCACTGTATGGTCATCCATGATTGCGAAGCTGATCAGACCTTGGTCTATAATGATCAGGGAAACAAAGAACCAATCGTCCGTGGTATCGCCCGACTAGAAGAAGCCGAATGTATTGTCGGTCACAACATTATTGGTTACGACATTCCAGCTATCAAGAAGCTGTACAGTTGGTTTGAACCTCCTGGTGTTGTAATGGATACCCTGTTGTTATCACGTCTTTATCATGCAGACCTATTGTCTGTAGATAAGAAGCGTAACTGGAAACACATGCCCCTCCAGATGTACGGACGCCACAGCCTTGAAGCTTACGGCTACAGGCTTGGTGAGTACAAAGGATCATTCTCCAAGACTACTGATTGGAAAGAATGGTCTCAGGAGATGGAAGATTACTGTGTCCAGGACGTTGTTGTAACACAAAAACTATGCAAACATTTCCATCCCTACCTGACTGGCTCACGTTAGAGCACAAGGTAGCACAAATCCTCACCCAACAAGAACTGCATGGCTGGTACTTCGATGAGCAACAAGCATATGAGCTTGAGTCTTCTCTCAGAGGCGAACTGGAATCTATTACAGGAGCACTACGAGAAAGGTATCCTCTCATTGCAGGATCGGAATTTACTCCTAAGCGAAATAACAAAACTTCTGGCTACATTGAAGGATGCCCCTTCACCAGGCTAAAGGAGTTTAATCCTACATCGCGTGAACACATTGCGTGGGTAATGCAGACCTATCACGGTTGGCAACCTACTGAGTTCACAAACAAGGGTAAACCTACAGTCGATGAAGTTGTATTGAAAGAGGTTGGTACGCCAATTGCTCTCGATTTCTTCCGTTGTCTTGAACTAACTAAACAACTCGGTATGTTGTCGGAAGGCGTCAATGCTTGGTTAAAGTTAGTAAGAAACAACCGTATTCATCACCACTGTTCAGTTGCCACTAACACGTTTAGATGTGCACACCGCAAACCAAACCTAGCTCAAGTACCTAGCGATGCAGAATTTCGACGACTCTTCCGAGCAACGCCTGCCTTGGTTATGGTCGGCGCTGACCTTGCTGGTATTGAACTCCGTATGTTGGCTCATTATCTGGCAAGGTATGACGAAGGTCGTTATGCCGACATTCTCCTCAACGGTGACATTCACCAAGAAAATGCTGACAAGATCGGCATTAGTAGAAAACAAGTTAAGACAGTAACCTATGCATTCTTGTATGGAGCTGGCGACGCTAAGCTGGGAAGAAGCTATGATCCTCAACTCAATGAAAAAGAAGCGAAGAGAAAGGGCAAGGAGATACGTCAGGCTTACATGGATGCAGTTCCTGGACTTGAGAAACTGGTTTCTGCGGTTAAGTCCAAGGCGGAATCTGGTTACATCAATTTGTGTGACGGTCGCCGCTGCGCTGTTGATGGTAGCCACAAAGCCCTTAACTACCTCTTACAAGGATCCGCTGGTGTAATAGCCAAACGCTGGATGCTTATCAATCATTTAAACACCCAAGAGCTTTGTTGCTCACAACTAGCCTTTATACATGACGAATTACAATTTGAGTGCGACCCTGGACACGTCGAATCTTTACGAACATCCTTGGTACAGTCAGCTGCAGCTGCTGGAGAACACTACAACCTCCGAATCCCAATTGCCGCCGAAGCTTGTGAGGGACAAACCTGGGCTGACACTCACTGATTCAAGTAGACTTGGTGACATTGCCGAATACGTTGTTATCACTGAAGCACTTAAACGAGGTGCTAATGTGTACAAAAATGTAGGGTGCACTGGCAAAACGGATATTGTTCTTGAACATAACTCATACACTTTACACATTGATGTAAAGGTTGAGAAATGGAATTACAAACGCCAAGCATTTGGATCCCGTGGCCTAGTAAAAGCAACAAAACCTAGAGTTCTTGTCAACCCTGAAACGTGGCAAGTACGTTGGGTAAAAGGAAAAGAACCACAAAACTGGGAAACCTTCTGGGATTAAACAATGGCAGCCAAATCTAAAACTGCACTGGGACGAGTTCAATTCCAATCCCGTGCTAAATTCAAACACACCCGACAAGGCAATGGCACTCGCTCTCTTCCTTCGCACGGGCGTAAGCTCAAGCGAGGTCAAGGTAAATGAGTCTTCTGATTGATGCAGACTTCATCGTTTACAAATGCTGTGCAGCAACAGAAACTGAGATCGACTGGGGAGATGATGTTATCGTCGTCGCAAGTCGCTTCTCCGAAGCCTACAACATGGTCGAACGCGAACTCTTTAACATCGCTAATGACCTTGGATGCTTTGATGACTCTATTCTGTTTTTCACTGATAGCGTCAACTTTCGTAAACGTATTGACCCAAGCTATAAAGGACACCGTAACCGCAAGAAACCGTGCGGCTACCGAAGGGTCATCAACCAACTCAAAAAGGACTACAACGTTGTTGTAATGCCTGAGCTAGAAGCAGACGATGCTCTTGGCATCTACGCTACTAAAGAACCGGGACATATTATTTGCAGTCCCGACAAAGACATGCGACAAATACCTGGGGACCTTTATGATTTATCTACTGGTGTCATCACAATCACAAAAGAAGAAGGTGAGCATTGGCACTACATTCAAACGCTGGCTGGCGACCAAACTGATGGATACAGCGGTGTACCTAGCTTCGGGATCAAACGAGCTGTTACCTTCTTTGAAGAGAACGGGTACAGCTGGGAGTCCGTGGTCAAAGCGTTTGCCAGTAAAGATCTTGATGAGTCCATTGCCCTTCAAAACGCTAGGCTCGCAAAGATCCTTCAGCACACCGATTATGACTTCACCAACCAATGCGTCAAACTTTGGACCCCCACCTCCGATAGTCGAACTGACGATGGAGCAGCAGTTCAAAATGCGTCAGATTGAAGACGCACTTAGACATCCTGATTCACCTAAGGAGGACATCATTACTGTCTTCCTTGCGCTACAAAAGCAGTGCTTCATCCTTGGTAACTCACTCTCTAACCTAGTAAAACATTGGCCAACACCAACTCAACTGGACCCAAATACTATCGAAGAGGTTCTATCCAAGTTTGGGATTTCATCCGAGACCAAGGACTAAACTTCCACCTGGGCAACGCAATTAAATACATCTGCCGTGCTGGTTACAAAGATGACCGTAAGGCAGACCTTCAAAAAGCAATCCACTATCTACAAAATGAGCTCGAAAACGAAATCCTTAATGAATCAAGCCAACGAGTTTCGGCTTGGCTTTCAAGTGAAGAACAGTACTGGGACAGCTTCACGGGAGATGCAGAAGCGTTTGATCGTTGAGGAATTTAAAGAGTTCCTAGAAGCGGATCAACAGCTGCTGTACGGCTTCACACGTAACGCTGAGGATTGTTTGAAAGAGCTTGCAGACCTTGTGTACGTCTGCTATCAATACGCTGCTAATCTTGGTTGGGACCTAGATGAAGCAATGGATCGTGTTCACCAAAGCAACATGAGTAAGCTTGATGAAGACGGCAAACCTATCCGTCGTGAAGACGGTAAGGTTCTCAAAGGTCCCAACTATCAACCTCCTACACTTTCTGATCTCGTTTAATAATGTCCGCCACTACCAAAGAACTCGTTGCTCGCACTGGGCGCGTACAGTCATGGATTGACGACCCCACCTCCCGCCTACCTGTATCCTGCACTGTCTTCGTAGTGGAGGATACTATGGAAGGACCAAATGGACTTGAAGCCTCTTGGAGATTCGTCTCCCACGCTCTCCGCTTTGGAGCAGGCGTTGCTGTGCATCTATCTAAGCTCCGTCCCAAAGGAGCAGAAAACGGCAAAGGTCTTGTGGCTTCTGGTCCGGTGTCATTTGCCAAGATCTACAGTACCCTCAATGAGATACTCCGACGTGGAGGAGTCTACAAGAACGGTGCTGTAGTGTGCCACCTTGATCTTAACCATCCTGATGTACTTGAGTTCATTCAAGCATCACGAGCTGAACTTCCTTGGGTCAAACGTTGTGTAAACATCAACGACCACTGGTGGGAAGAAGCTACTCCTAATGTTCGTGCTGCTTTGCTGCAAGGTATCAAGCAAGGTGACATTTGGCTGAACAAAACCAAAGTAGATGCCTACGGTAAGCGTATCCGTGGTAACGTCTGTCTTGAGGTTTACCTGCCTAGCCGTGGCACTTGCTTGCTTCAACACATCAACCTTGGAGCTTGTGAGTATCAAGACCTTGGACCTGCCTTTGTTAAGGGTATGTCTCAGCTGTGTGACCTGCACGGCAAAACTAACGTAGACCAATCCGGTGAATACCTATCTCCTGATGTTGACCGTCAGGTAGGCTTGGGTATGCTGGGTCTTGCTAACCTGCTGCGTAGGTACGGCGTTACCTATGAAGAATTTGGCGATGCTCTTGAAGTTGTCAACAACGGTAAGGGTAACGCTGACTACACTCCATCCATTACTCTTGCTTTTGAATTGCAAAAGGCTATCAACCAAGCAGCACAGATTGCACGCACCGCTAACATGGATCGTGCATTTGCCATTGCTCCTACTGCCTCTTGCAGCTACCGTTATCAAGACTTGGATGGGTACACTACCTGTCCTGAAATTGCACCTCCTATTGCCCGTCAGGTGGACCGTGATAGCGGTACGTTTGGCGTCCAGAGCTTCGACTACGGTCCTGTTGAGATCGCAGCTGAGGTTGGCTGGGATGCATACAAGAAAGTTGCTGATGGCATCATGAGGATGCTTGACGCTACGGGACTTCTTCACGGTTACAGCTTCAATAGTTGGTCTGATGTGATCACCTATGACGAAGCGTTTATCGAAGAGTGGCTTGCTTCTCAGCAAACCTCCCTTTACTATTCGCTTCAGGTTATGGGTGACACGCAAGACAAGACCAGCGCATATGCCGCATTGGACGAGTCAGAAGTGGATGCCTACCTGGAGTCCATTTTGTACGACAGGGATGATAACCCTGCACCTGATTGTAATTGCGGCGAATGAACCCTTATCAGAAACTACTTGAAAGAAAAAGAACTTGGACCCCTGTTCAAACGACTGCGGGTAAACTGGCTGAAGGTGCGGAAGAAACTATCTACCGTGCTTTGGCAATCCGACATATGGAGCTTCCGGTAGGAGACTTTATCCATGATGCACTTAAAACTGAAGTACCACAAATGGCACGGGATCTCCTTCTGTCCAATATCAAGGACGAAGAGAACCACGACCTTGCACTCGGTTACATCGCCAATGCTATCGGCGTTGATGAAAAAGCTGAAGCCGAAGCAAAGAATCTGCGGGACGCCTGGGTTTCTCATCCAGATCACACGCTCCTCAAGGCGCTGGTTGCCGAACGTGCAGTTTTCTTCGTGCTCCTCCCATTCTTCAGATTTAACGGTGATGCTGGTCTCAGAACAGTAAGTGCTGACATTTCTAGAGATGAACAGGTGCACGTTGCCACAAATAGTTTGGTTTGTCGTGAGCTTAACCTCGATTGGAGTCCTTCTTTGGATCGGCTCCGTAAAGCCACTATAAGCTGGGTGATGCAGCCTCTCAAGGCTAACAACCCTAATAAATATCTGAACAAAAAATTTTGGCTGGATAGCAGTGATCGTCTGATGTATGAAGGTAAAGCTCCTGAGCTTTCCGATACTAAGCGAGCACGTATGCCAGCGTTCTTTGAACATGCAAACCCTAACCTCCCTCAATACGCTTAACTTTCTGACTGTTGAAAAGTTGTTGGCTGAGCTAGAGGATCTTTATCCACCAATCAACCCCACTCCTGACACTCCGCTTAACCAGATCATGTATCGGTCTGGTCAAGCAAGTGTTGTGGAGTGGATTCGTACACGTCTTACACAAGAGGATTAACATTATGTGTGGAGGAGGAGCCGCTAGGCGCGAACACCACCGCCAACAAGAACAAATGCGAGCTGAAACTCGTCAGCGCGATATTTATGAACAAGCTGAACGTGATCGCCAAGCTGAACAAGCTCGTATGCAGCAGCTGCAGGCTGAAGCAGACAAGCGTCAACAAGAAGCTTTGAAGATGATTGCTGAAAGTTCTAAAGTACCTTTCAAAGTTAAAACGGCTGCTGAAGCTACAACTCCCCTTATGCGTACACGTCAGAAAGCTCCTGGAGCTGCAACTGGTATTGCATCACTTCGTATCAATCGTACCCCTGGCACTAACATTGACATGGGTGCAAGCGGAACTAACATTGGTTAATTAGATGGACGCTAAATCAAGGTACGATCATCTAAGTAGTTACCGTACTAATTTTCTCCAAACTGCGGTTGAATGCTCTGAGCTTACAATTCCTTATCTCATCCAACGTGATGAGCATAGGATTTCCCACAAGTCCCTTAAACAACCTTGGCAATCAGTAGGTGCTAAGTCAGTAGTTACATTGGCAGCTAAGCTTATGCTTGCACTGCTTCCCCCACAAACTACTTTCTTTAAGCTTCAAATTCGTGATGATAAGCTAGGCACTGATTTGCCTGCTGAGATCCGTTCTGAGCTTGACCTAAGCTTTGCCAAGATTGAGCGAATGGTAATGGACTCTATCGCTGCTTCCAGTGATCGTGTCGTTGTTCACCAAGCCATCAAACATCTTGTTGTTGGTGGTAACGCTCTTATCTACATGGGTAAGGATGGGTTGAAGCACTATCCATTAAACCGCTATGTGGTTGAACGTGATGGTAATGGTAACGTAATTGAGATCGTCACCAAAGAACTGATTAATAAAAAGCTTCTTCCTAAAGAGCTTC